TGGTTGCTGTCTGAGCTACAAACAAACTATCTGGCGGGGGTTTTGAAGGCTTCGCCGAGTTTGATTGCTTACCCCAAAGCCCTTGGTGCTATGGCCGACTTTGCTTACAATCTTGGCGTGGCCCGGTATCGCGGCAGCACCCTGCGGCGCAAGATTGACGAGCAGGACTGGGAAGGTGCCAAGGAGCAGTTGGCCCTGTGGGTACGCGGCGGCGGCAAAGTATTGCCCGGTCTGGTCAAGCGTAGAGCCGCCGAGTCGGCACTGCTGGGGTAACTATGAGCACTGCTGTCAAGTCTGACCCTAGCAAATGGAAGCGCATAGTTGCTTCTGTCAAGGCCTCCGATAAAGGCGGTTCTTCGGGGCAGTGGAGCGCTCGTAAGGCTCAACTAGCCACCCAGAAGTACAAGGCTTCCGGAGGTGGTTACAAAGGCCCCAAGAAAGCCGATAATTCCCTAAGTAAGTGGACTAAAGAGGAGTGGGGCACCAAGTCTGGTAAGCCCTCTACTCAAGGCTCAGAGGCTACGGGTGAAAGATATCTGCCCAAAGCCAAGATTGAAAAGCTGACTCCTGCTGAGTACGGAGCCACTTCTCGGGCGAAACGGGAAGGGATGAAACAGGGTAAGCAGTTCGTGTCTCAGCCTGAGTCAATCAAGAAAAAGGTGTGGTGATATGCCAGTCGCAGCAGTGATGACGTATGACAGCTTGGCCGCTGACATTGAGACATATCTAGAGCGCACAGACCAAGCTACGATTGACAAGATCCCGACCTTCATCATGCTCGCCGAGCAAGTCTTGGCCACAGACCTGAAGTTCTTGGGGAACATGACCGTGTCGCAATCCACAATGGTCGCAAATCAACCGGTCATCGATAAGCCGGCTCGTTGGAGGAAGACTGTCTCGATGAACGTGACGGTTGATGGCGAGCGCCGGCCGGTGTTCTTGAGGAAGTACGAGTACTTGCGGGAGTATTGGCCGGATCCCACACAAACGGATGTGCCGCTGTACTACTGCGACTACGACTACACGCACTGGTTGGTAGCTCCTACTCCTACGAGTGCGTACAACTTCGAGGTGCTGTACTACGAGCGTTTGCAGCCGTTGGACTCCTCGAACCAGACGAACTGGTTCACGATCTACGCTCCCCAGGCGTTGTTGTATGGCTCTCTCTTGCAGGCGATGCCATTCCTCAAGAACGATGATCGTGTTCCAATGTGGCAAGCGCAGTACGGTCAGGTTGTGAGCACATTGCAGACGGAAGATGTGCTGCGCCTGGGCGATCGGCAAGCCGTTGCGAAGGACTCCTAAATGAGTTTCAACTCACCCTTCACCGGAACAGTCATTCAGCCGACTGACGTTTCGTACCGCAGCATCACGCTGTCTGCTAACACTCAGCTTCAGTGGCCGATCAACGGCAACGCGACGGATGACTATGCAGCGCGGATCATGCAGGTCACCGCCACGACGAGTGGTTTGTCTCTGTGGATGCCGCCCGCCAATCAGACGTCTGTAGGCAACGACGCGCTAATCCGCAACATTGGCGCGAACTCGTTTACGGTGAAGACCTACGATGGGCTGTCGTCCATCATCACCATAGCGGCAGGGGAAACCCGGTACATCTACATCACCACCAATCCTGACGAGCAAGGGACTTGGGGGAACATCGCGTTTGGTGTGGGGAGTTCGACGGCTGATGCAAACACGTTGGAGGGGTATGGGCTGACGGTCCTGACCAACACGTTGAACACGGCGCATCCGGTTACAACGTTCTCCTCAAGCTACACCGCAGTTGCAGCGGATCGAGCCAGTACGCTGGTTTGGACTGGTGGAGCAGGAACGCTATCGTTGACTGCTTCCGGCACGCTGGGGGACAACTGGTTTGTTTTAGTACGCAACGGCGGTACTGGGACGCTTGCAATTGATCCTGCTGGATCTGAACTGATCAATGGGTCGTCCAGCCTTGACCTCCAGCCTAGTGATTCCGCGATCATCTGTTGCTCTGGTTCTGCTTTCTTCACTGTCGGTGTGGGAAGAAGCACGGTCTTCAATTTCAGCCAGAACACAAAGGCGGTTGTTACTGGCAGTTATACGCTGACTGCCGCAGAAGCCGCAAGCCCGATTCAAAAGTTCACTGGGACTTTGACTGCGAATGTAACGGTCACCATCCCGCAGACAGTGGCGGTGTACTACATCACCAATCAGACCAATGGTACGGGTGCTGGATTCACAATCACTTTCACTACAGGCGCAAGTGGATCTCAGACGGCAATAGTGCCTGCTGGTCAACAGGTAATCTTGCTGTGTGACTCACAGAACATATACAACGCTTCGACGATTGCTGCGGGCGCTACAAACGTGACGCTTGCCAACGGCAGTGTTTCTTCACCATCATTGAATTTCTCTGCTGAGAGTTCAACGGGCATTTATAGGCCTGGAGCAGGAGAGATGGGCATTACTGTTCTCGGCTCAAAAGTAGCTGGTTGGACGGCTTCAGGAGTGTCTGTAACAGGTACTGGGATCTTTTCTGGCGGTGTCAGCGGTGGAGTCTTCTGATGACTCAGAAGGTCTTTGCGCTTGATACTGAGCCTGGAGTTCAGAGAGACGGTACTGTCTTTGACAAGCAGTTTTACACCGATGGGCAGTGGGTCCGGTTCCAGCGCGGCAGGCCTCGCAAGGTAGCGGGTTATCGTCGCATATCGGATCAGTTGTCCGGTCCTTCTCGAGGCATCTGGGTGAGCGCTCAGAACTCGTTCAACTTCGTCTTTAGCGGCTACTCATCTGGCCTGCAAGAGCTCCAGATCGACAACAACGGTGTTGGTGCAGGGGTGCTTGATTTCACCCTCTCCAACTTCACTGCAAGCGCCAACAACCTCTGGCAGTTCGACGGCTTCAAAGACGTCAGCGGGAGCGGATCGGCATCGTTAGTGGCTCATCCAGGCCAGAACCTTGCTGCAATCGATTCAACGGCCAATACGCCAGTATTGATCGGCGACATCAATGGCACGACCATGTCGCAGATTGGAGTGTTTACAGCCTCTGTGACGCTCAATGCAACGACCACTGCGGTCTTGGGTGCAACCAACACTTTGGTGGGCGCTGGGCAGGTCATCTCGGGTACGAACATTCCTCCCGGCACGACGGTGGTCTCTGTCTCAGGCTTGAACATCACCATGTCTGCGGCCGCGACGGGTTCTAGCGTGGTAACGGCCACTTTCAACAACAGCGTCTCTGTCTCTGGTGGGGTGGTTGTTCTTCATCCGTATGTGTTCGTGTACGGCAATGATGGGCTGATCAGGAACTGTTCTGCAGCCAATGCTAATGACTGGGTGTCTGCTGACGCCAACGAAGTCAACGTGGCGTCTGGGAAGATCGTTAAGGGTCTCCCGGTGCGAGGTGGATCAAACTCTCCATCAGGGCTGTTTTGGAGCACAGATAGCCTGATACGCGTGTCCTATGCCCCCCAGACGCTGGGTGTATCTGGTACGCCTAACTTTGCTGCGCCTACGTTTTGGCGTTATGACATCGTCACCAGCCAATCGTCGATTCTGTCCTCGTCCTGTGTGATTGAGTACGACGGCATCTACTATTGGATCGGGGTAGACAGGTTCTTGCTGTACAACGGGGTGGTCAAAGAGATCCCTAACCCGATGAACCAGAACTACTTCTTTGACAACCTGAACTACAGCCAAAGGCAGAAGGTTTGGGCGACGAAGGTTCCGCGGTTTGGGGAGGTCTGGTGGTTCTATCCTCGAGGCGACTCGACGGAGTGCAACGATGCCATCATCTACAACGTGCGCGAGAACTGCTGGTACGACGCTGGCTCTGCTATTGGAGCGAGGCGATCGGCAGGGTACTTCTCCCAGGTGTTTGCCTACCCCATAGCGGCCGATTGGGAGGTCACTGAAGAGATCAGCGTCACATCCCTGACTGCCGACATCACCAATACATCTGACATGATCTACCTGACCACGCTCAATCCAGACGTGGCAGTAAATCTGGTCGCAGTGGCCACAGGGATTCCTTCTGGGGCCTATGTGCTGGCTATCCAGACGAGTGTGATACAGACGCTGGGAACGATCACTGGGGGCTCGGGGTATGTGAATGGCAGCTACACGGCTGTTCCGTTGACAGGAGGCTCTGGGTTCTCTGCAACGGCCGACATCACTGTGGCTGGCGGATCTGTGACCGTAGTGACGATGAAGAACCGCGGTGGTGGCTATCTAGTGGGTGATGCTTTGAGCGCCTCCAACACGAATCTAGGCGGTTCTGGAGCGGGTTTCTCGGTGCCGGTGGCGGCGCTGTATGTGCAGTCCATCAAACTGTCTGCCGCGGCAACGTCCACGAGTACGCCTCTCATCGAGTTCAAGACCAAGCCCGATCTGATCAAGGTCTACCAGCACGAGTTTGGTACGGATCACATCGACGGATCGTCGGTGACTGCGATCGAGAGCTACTTTGAGACCAATGATCTGGGATGGGTATCTGGGGGGCCGAGTCAAGTAGCACCTGAAGGCGCCAACAAGTGGTTGAGGCTTGAACGGGTTGAGCCTGACTTTGTCATGACGGGCGAGATGAGGCTCTATGTTACTGGACGGCCTTACGCTCAGTCTGAAGACTACACTTCGGATCCTTACGTGTTTGATCCTGATACCAACAAGATCGACATGAAGGAGCAAAGGCGCGAGCTTCGGTTGAAGTTTGAGTCCAACACTGTTGGCGGTGACTATCAGACCGGGCGGGTCATGCTGAACGCGGACTTTGGTGATGTTCGAGGTTACTGATGTCGAACCTTCTGATCTACGATCCGAGGCATCACACGTTCGAGACCTGGGCTTGTTTGATGGTGGAACTGTATGCAACCAATCAGGTTCCTATCCCGAGTGATCAGACTGACTGGAAAGAATGGGGCAACGGCTTGAAGGCCATCGATGTCTTTGTGAATGAAGGCATCCCCAGCACAGACACGTTTGACAACTGGCAACTGTGGGCACAAGAGTTGATGAACGCCGTCAACTCCATGAGTAACAACTAAACGCAAACGCGGTTCGGTAAATATATGCCAAGGTCTTCCACCGAATACGAGATTGAGAATTCAGTTGATCTCGGGGGAGATTCCACAACAGACTGGACGTCAAGCGTTCCCACGGGCTGGGGCGGGTTTACTGGCGACGAAAAGGTCCAGTATTTCAACCAACAGGGAATAACGCCTGAGCAACTAGCGCCTTACGCCACCCCGGAAGAAATCCAGTATTTCTACGACCACATGGGGTACACGGTAGGTAAGCCTGCCTCTGCCCCGTCCCCGTCTCCTGCCTCTGCTGCTGCCCCGACTCCCGCACCGACACAAGTTTCCAAGCCCGCTGGAGATTATTCAAATCTTGCTAGTCAGCTCAAACGCAGTTGGGAAGCGGGTGGTGTATCTGACTCTATCTTTGGTGTTTCGTCGCAAGATCGCGCAAACGCGCTTGCTCAGCAACTGTCCGCACTTGGTGTGCAGGATATGGAAAAGCTCTCTATTGGGAGCACTGCAAGATACACCGGAAGTGACTCAAGAGCGCGTGTAGGTGATCTAGTTGACTTCAAGAACTATCGCGGCGCCCCATTTGAGACGTACACATACCTTGCTTACGATGGCAAGCCGATTGGCTACATCCCCAGCGATCCCAAAGCAACAAGCATCAAGGCAGATCCTCTTGATACCTCTGGCATAGGAGTTCTTGACCTTTGGGATCCTAATGGCAAAGGCCATTTGAAGTTTGCACCTACGCGCAATGGGCCTGGGGGGTTGATTGGTTTCACTCCAACTTGGGCATCTTCCAGTGATGTCCCGCCTGAAGCCATAGCAGCACTTGGTGTTGCGTTAACTGTTTCTGGAGTCGGTGCAACGTTGGGTGCGACGATCACTCAAGCCATGAACATCAGCGCCAGCGCTGCGGTCAATGCGGCTATTGGCAATACGATTGTCAACACAGTGATGAATGGTGGCGATCTAGCGGCTGCTGTGAAATCGTCCGTTGCTTCTTGGGCGGGGGCGGAGGTTGGCAAGTTCTTTGGCAATGCTGCCAGTGCGTACTTCAACAACCCTGCAGGATTGAAGCTGATCAGTGATGTTGCTAGCAGCGCTACTCGAGCAGGGATCCTGGGTCAAAATGTTGGGGATGCCATCAAGGGTGCGGTAACCCAAAACGCGGTAGATTTTGCTGTCGGCAAGATACCTGGGTGGAACAAACTGAACCAGTCTGTCAAGGATGCGGTTCTATCTTCTGTCAACCAAGTAGTACGTGGAGAGACAGATCCAGCAAAGATCTTGTCGAACGCTGCCATGGAAGGCTTGGTGTCCTATGGTGCCAGTCAGATTCCGGGTGTTGAGAACGCTGATCCAAAGGTCAAGTCTCTTGTCTCTTCGTTGGTGCGTGCTGGTATTGCTGGCGGAGATCTGTCTGAAGCGGCCGTCAGATGGGCGATAGGTCAAGCCACTACTGACTTCAACAAGGCGATTGCCGACAGTAAGAAGCCGCTGACAACGGCAATGTCTGATCAGGCAGACCAGTACAAGCAACTTGTAGAGGCGCTTGCTAATGCAGACCTTTCCAAGCCTTATTATGCTTATGCGTCACATTTCTCAACTCCTGAGTATGTAGACTCATATAGAGAGATTCTTAAGGCTTTTGAATCTCAAGCGCAAAGAGCGCCTACTGATAATGAGCTAAAGATTCTTGTAGCGGCGGCTGACCCAAGAATCACAAGAGTAATAGGGTTAACACCACCAACAGCTTCAGATGCTGCAGCGGCAGCAATTGGTGGCCCAGCAGTTGGCTTGGGCAAGTATCTTTATGACGCCAAGGTAATTGTTGAAAAAGAAAATCCTGGCCCGGTCATGATGACAATCATCCCGGAAAAGGACTTCTATTCAAACAAAAAGCAAAGTGATACTGGGACTTCTTACGTTGCCCCACCGTTCCCTGTCCCAAACATTCAACTTGAGAATTCTTCCGAGCGGTTAGACAGGTTACTGACAGACCTTGCAAACCAATACTTGGGTCTTGGCATACAAGATGCCACTGGCGATCCAACTGATACTACGGATCCAAATAGCATCAGAGATGCCGATACCACAGTCAAGGTTGGAAATGAGCTTGAGACGCCAAGGCTGAATGAGAACATTACTCTTCCCACAATTCCAACTAATCCAGTAACGACTACTGGTACTGGGGGAGGTACAAGCGCGGCTACTGGGACTGGAAGTGTTACTACTGCAGGAACTGGAAGCGACACTGGTACTAGATCAGTAAACGATGCTGGTACGGGTGTTACTACTGCAGGAACTGGAAGCGCTGCTGCTGGGACAGGCGGTACAGCGGCAGGGACTGGCGGCACTGCTGCTGGAACAGGAAACGTTAGCGGTACGTCGGCAGATTCTGCTGCAACGTCAGGTACTGGCGGAACGACTACAGGCGGTACTGGTGGCAGCACGACGACTGGAGGCACTACAGGTGGAACCACTGGAGGAACCACTGGCGGTACGACAGGTGGAACCACTGGAGGAACCACTGGCGGTACGACAGGTGGAACCACTGGAGGAACAACCACTGGCGGTACGACAACAGGTGGAAGTACAACTGGGGGGACTACTGGAGGAACTACTGGAGGAGATACAGGCGGACGTAATGTAGGTTCAATGTTGCCTGTTGGATGGGATAGATTTGATGAACAACAGAAACTTAAATGGTTCAACGAGAACAGAGTAACTCCTGATGAGCTTCGTGCTGCAGGGGTGCCACAAGACGTTATCAATGAAATGTCCGCCCGTGGTTACACAGGCGGCGAGCCCAAATTTGATCCATCCAAGCTGTTTGAAGGGTATACAGGTAACTTTGACAAGCGCATCTTTGTCTTTGATAAGTCAGACATTGAACTGCTAGGCCGCCTGGGCGCTTCTCCTGGCCAGATCAAAGACATCATTGGCCAGTTGTCTAGCAACGGATACAACATCGGTGACCGTGCGCTGAGTTGGTACACCACCGGGAAGTTCGGAGATGAAGGCTCAGGAAGTGGTTCAGGGACAGGCTCCGGTTCAGGATCTGGTTCTGGTAGTGGCTCCGGTTCTGGTAGCGGCAGTGGTTCGGGATCAGGTACAGGATCTGGCACTGGATCCGGAAGTGGTTCAGGTTCCGGTAGTGGTTCAGGGTCTGACTCCGGTTCAGGATCGGGTTCTGGCAGCGGTTCTGGAAGCGGATCCGGTTCTGGTAGTGGATCCGGCAGTGGTTCTGGTAGTGGTTCTGGGTCGGGTTCGGGATCAGGTACAGGATCTGGCACTGGGTCCGGAAGCGGTACTGGGTCTGGTAGTGGCTCGGGGACTGGTTCTGGCAGTGGATCAGGAAGTGGTTCAGGATCCGGTAGTGGTTCTGGAAGCGGATCAGGGTCAGGATCGGGTTCTGGTAGTGGTTCTGGGACTGGAACAGGAACTGGAAGCGACACTGGTACGGGCACAGGAACAGGTAGCGGTTCTGGAACGGGTTCCGGCAGTGGCTCTGGGACAGGTACTGGATCCAGGATTTATGTTGATGAAGGTACAGGTGTCTCGACAGGCACTGGACTAGATGTTGATACCGGTACAGGAACAGGCACTGGTACAGGAACAGATACTGGCACAGGTACAGGGACTGGTACAGGCACTGATACTGGTACAGGCACTGATACTGGTACAGGCACTGATACTGGTACAGGCACGGGGACTGATACCGGAACTGGAACTGAAACAGGAACTGATACAGGTACAGGTACGGGTACAGGGACTGACACCGGAACAGGAACGGGTACTGGATCGAAGATTTATATTGATGAAGGTACAGGCGTATCTACTGGAACTGGACTAGATGTTGATACAGGGACTGGTACAGGGACTGATACAGGTACGGGTACTGATACGGGTACTGGTACGGGTACTGGTACTGGTACTGACACTGGTACAGGGACTGATACAGGTACGGGTACTGATACGGGTACTGGTACGGGTACTGGTACTGGTACTGACACTGGTACAGGGACTGATACAGGTACGGGTACTGATACGGGTACTGGTACGGGTACTGGTACTGGTACTGACACTGGTACAGGGACTGATACAGGTACAGGGACTGATACAGGTACAGGGACAGGTACGGGTACTGATACGGGTACAGGTACGGGTACTGATACAGGTACAGGGTTCGATACTGGAACCGGCACTGACACCGGAACAGGCATCGACACGGGTACGGGAACTGGCATCGATACAGGGACTGGTACAGGAACGGGGGTTGATACTGGCACGGGTATAGACACAGGTACTGGAACGGATACAGGAACTGGTATTGATACCGGAACTGGCATCGACACAGGCACTGGAACCGGGATTGACACTGGTACTGGAACTGGTACAGACACTGGTACAGGGGTTGATACGGGGACTGGCACTGGTACAGACACTGGTACAGGGGTTGATACGGGGACTGGCACTGGTACAGACACTGGTACAGGGGTTGATACGGGGACTGGCACTGGAACAAGCACGGGTACGGGAACAGATACGGGGACTGGTACAGGGGTTGATACTGGTACAGGGACTGGGACAGGAGTTGATACGGGGACTGGTACTGGAACCGAGACTGGAACTGGTACAGATACAGGGGTTGATACGGGAACTGGTACAGGAATTGATACTGGTACGGGGACAGGTACTGGGACTGGTACGGGAACGGGGAACGCCCCTCCGTTCATCATCAACCTTCCCCCAACCCCTGCCCCGCAAATAACCAACATCACAAAGACAATTACAGCGCCCCCAGCGCCCTCAGCGCCTGCTCCAGAGGAGGGCCTACCAAAAGTTTCCCCGTTGCAGACTGGGGGGGAGAAAGCTACTTTTGAAGGACCACTGGAGAAGTATCTGAAGATGGTTGGAGCAGCGCCGTCTGCCTCGTCTAAGGTTTCAGAGGAAGACAAACCCTCACAAGGATCATCAATGACTAATTACTTCAGCTACGGCAAGTCCTCTGACGTAGGGAACTTGCTCGGCGAACCTGACAGCGCAGAAGCTGAGAAGAAAAACCCATGGCAGTTTGCCGCGGGCGGGTTTGCCTCAAGAATGACGCCCCCACTGATGGCCGCAGGAGGTAAACTTCGTCAAGACTTCCGACGAGGTGCCGCGGTAAGCGGGCCTGGAGACGGGCAGTCTGATGACATCCCTGCCATGCTGGCAGATGGAGAGTTTGTGTTCCCTGCAGATGTTGTAGCAGCGCTTGGAAACGGATCAACAAAGGCCGGCAGTGAAAAGCTGTACAAGATGATGCACGAGATCCGCGCATACCATCGTTCAGCCAAGCCTAAGGACTTGCCTCCTGCGGCCAAGAAGTCGCCGCTTGAATATCTGAAGAAGACTAGGAGATAAGAATGGGTAACTTGTTCCAGGGATCACCGCTTCCGGATATCACGCAGACGACGAGCACTAAGTCCACTGCGCCTGATTACTACACCAACTATCTCAAGGATCTTGGTACCGCAGGTCAAACTGCGCTAACAAAGACTGCAAACACCGGCATTGCCGGCATGGATCCATTGCAGACAAAAGGGTATGGAGCCCTTGAAACTGCGGCGGATTCTTATAAGGCAATGCTGACCGATGCTGAGGCAACGGCACGAGCGGCCGGAGAGGGTATCTCTCCAGATCGGATAAAGGCGCTTCTCAATCCCTACCAGACAAACGTCGTCGATGAGATGGCTCGTCTACAGCAGCAGAACATTCAAAGGAATGTACTGCCTGGGTTGCGTGCTGGGTTTGTTGGTCAGGGGGCGCTGGGTTCTCAGCGGTACGCAGGAGCTTTGGGGCAGGCGATGACTGACATGCAGTCAAACCTGACTGGGCAACAGTACGGAGCCCTCTCGGCTGGATACAACAAGGCGCTTGAGGCTGCGCTCAATGAATTGCAGACTCAGAACCAAGCTGCTCAAACGCAAGGCATGTTGGCGTCGAAGGGTCAAGAGCTTGGATTGACCGGGGCTGGAGCGCTGACCAAAGCAGGGGGTGAGAAGCAAGCCTTTGAGCAGAGCAAACTTGACTACCCCTTGAGGACTGCAACGACCGTATCTAACTTGATGCGCGGATTTCAAGTTCCGATGGATCAAACGCAGACGTTTGTTGGGCCGAAAGATCGCGGTCTGTATCAACAGTCACCTTTGGATAAAGCACTATCCCTGGCAAGCCTTGTGGGGGCTGGAGCTTCTGGTACTGCTGGCAGGAAATTGGGAGACGCTTGGAGCAAGATCATTAATGCTATTAAGAGCGGGCAAGGAACTGGTACAGGAACTGGTACAGGAGTTGTATCAGAACCCCCTGGTGACTCAGACTTTGGCGAGACAGATTGGACTAAGTGGGAAAGTATTTTTGATTACGATATAGGTATAGGGACTGGAACTGGGACTGATTAAATGGCAACGACTAAAACTCCTGCGCTTGCATATGCCACCGGAGAAACTACGGAGGCACAAGAGGCAAATCAAAAGTATCAAGAGGCTCAGCAACTTTTGTTGCAGACCCTGGACGCAAGGAAGAACCGTCTCTTTGATCCGTTTTGGCTTTCAGTAGCTGAAGGCTTTGCCAAGCCAACTGGTTCAGGCAGCTTCTTTGAATCGATTGGCAACGTTGCATCGAACATCAACAAAGCGCAAGCCGCTAGCGAAGCTGAGGATCAGAAGATCGCTGAGATGCGCCTAAACCTTGCGCAGCAGGGGTTGTCGCTGTCCCAGCAGCGTGAACGTGAGCGACTACTTCGCAGCATGATGCCTGGGCAAGCTGGCGCTCCTAGCCAAGGCGCTATTCCAGGTGTTGGTCAAGGTGCTAGTTCAAGCGCTGGTCCGAGCGCCATTCCAGGTGCTGGGGCCGCAGGACAGGCGGCATTGGCAGACAAGCCTCCTGGGATGGAAGGAGTCCAAGGCACGCCGATCATGCCTCCCAACCCGGAAGTGGCTAATCGCCGGTCCATTCTGATGTCAGCGATCTCCGAGCCTGGGAGATCCATGTTCGAAATTCAGAAGGAGCTTCAGGATCTTGAGCGCAAGCGCTACAAGGAGCATCCAGAGGGCATTGTGGATCTTGCAACGGGTCTGTTGTACAGGATCTCCAAGCCGATTGATGTTGCGCCTGTTTCTATCCAGTTGAGGACGATACCTGGGCTGGAGAATCAGACGATTACTGTTCCTACGGACGTTGCCAAGCAATGGACTCAGGCCTTCAATGAGGCCATCAAGTCAGGTAATGCAGACAAGCTGAGATCTTTGGAGCGCAGCATCACGTCTACGTTCAACGAATCCAAGTCTGTTGAGGGTGGAAATCCTGCGGTTGAAGCGGCCGTCAGACAAGCCACTGGCGCAGGTGGTCGAATTGCTACGACTCAAGACATTGAAACGTCGGCTGCTGCGCAGAAAGAGATTGCGATGATCTCGGCCAAAGACAAGGCCACGAGAACATCAACGATGATGCAGAACGCTGAGACGGCCGCGAACAACATGCCGGTGATTGAGCAGCTTCGAGCGTTTGCAGAAAAGCCCAGCGCCAATCGCGTGCTTGGCGCATTCACCAATCCTAATGTGATCAGCCAAGTGGTGCGGCTGGCGGAGACTGGAGTGTCTGGTCCTGGGTTCAGCATTGGTATCCCTGCGGTGCGTGATGTGGTCAACAACATGCGTCTGACGCCGGAAGAGCAGCGTGATCTGCAACTGGTGGGTCAACTGTTGGTACGTCTGCAGTTGGGGATGACTTCTGCAGAGCGTGGATCCGGGGCGGTGAGCAACTACGAGCGTGAACTCTTTGCGAAGAGCAAAATCACGCAAGACGATCTGCCTCAGACCGTGATGGCCAAAGTCAACGGCATGGCCAGGATGTACAAGTATCAGGTTGAGATAGCCGATCGCTTGCAGGGCACGGGGATGCAGTATGACGACTACATCCGCACGAATGAGGGGCGATCGCTATACCGTCAATACCTGAGCGATATGCAATCGATCGTTGGGAACCTACCGGCAGGAAGGAGTCCTGCGAGGCCTGCGAGGCCTGCGCGGCCTTCCAACCAGAACAACCCTGATCGTCAGGCGATAGACAAGCTGCTTGGAGGCAAGTGATGTTGAGCTTTCTTGATCAACTCGATGAAGAGCAACTGAAGTACGCCAGGATCATTGGAGAGCGGGCTCGTTCGATCAAGATTGATCCTTCCCTAGCCATTGCTATTGCGTATCAAGAAAGCCGGTTGCGACCTTCTGTGGGGAATAGCCCTAAGGGTGCTATTGGGATTATGCAGGTGATGCCTGCTACTGCTGCGAACTTGAACGTCGGGGCTGATGCACTTCGTGATGTTGATGCCAACATCAATGTTGGTCTGAAAGTGTTGAAGCAGGCGTTGAATGAAGCCCAGCAAGACCCTATTAAGGCCGCAATTGTTTACAACGCAGGCGGCCCAAAGTTAAAGTTGTTCAATGAAGGCAAGGGTCTTCCTGAAGAAACCAAGGGGTATATCGGTAGTTTGTATTCCTTTGGAGCCTTCAAAGATCGACCTATGCCTGAAGGCATTCCAACCCCTCCTCCAGAAGATACTCAAGAACAGGATAAAGGAGGAACGCCTGCAGAGCGCGGTCCAGTCGGACAGGCTATGGACTTCATTGGAAAGTCTGCAGATGAACTTGGGCCTGGGGGTCTTGGGGCTACTGCGGGCTCTGTTCTTGCAATAGGTGAGAAGCTCGGCATGGGTCCGGCTTCAATTGCTGAGCAGTTTACCAAGGCGATGCAACCATCGGGGGCAACCCCTGGAGCCCCTACTGCAGCGCCTTCTACGCCTCCAGTCCAACCTCCTGGAGTTACTCCTTCCCAACAGGCTACCCGTATCCTTCAGGGTACATCTGGGGACATGGGTACTACAGGTCGGCAGCGACAGATGGGCTACAACGAGCCTACCTCTCAGGTTGCTGCAAGGCGTGAGATGATTGCCAAGGATCTTGGAAAGATCGGCCTGGACCCGCAGAAAGTTTTTGCGCAATTTCCGGACGTCACGTCTACCCCTAGTGGAGTGGTGTATCCCAGGGGCGTTGTGCCTCCTGATCTGACGCCTCCTGCCCCGCCTCCGCCAAAAATCAGCCCGCTTGATCAAGCTAAGAAGTTGGTACAGGGCGTTATGAAACGAGGATCGCAAATCTCGCGTGGTCTGTCTGGGGTAGCCCGAGCGATTCCAATGGCTTCATACCCCTTAGCGGGATACTCAATCGGCAGCGATATCGGTGATATACGCGAGCAGATGAGCAAGCCCAAACCAGACTACACAGACATTGGATTGCTTGGCGCAGGGGCTCTAGGAACGCTTGGATCGTTCTCCAGCGCTCTTGCGCCTGTGGCAGTACCTCTAGCCCTTGGGGCGCCTGCTGTGCGCTATCTGAGAAGCCGTTTGAGCCCTAACGAGCCGGTGACTCCGGAAGATGAAACGCAAGCAGCGCGGCCAGCATTCGGTGTGTATCCAGGAATGAGGTAGACTGAAGCTGTTCAGCCTTCTCCCTGCTGAACACCGCAAGCAGTTGCCGCGGTTCTTGGCCCCCCTCGAGCAGGGGGGTTTTTTTATGGGCGCTGCGTGTTGAGCTTGTTGCCGACTTCCCGGTTCATGCTCGAGACAATGTCTACGCACCGGGAGTGCTCTTCTCTTGCGACGTCTCTGCGGATCACCGCATAGAACTTCTTAGCAAAGTCCAACAGGTTCACGTTGTCGGCGTACACCCCCTTGGGGTCTTTGTCGTCAACGTAGAAGAACACTTGTTTAACGAGATCGTCATCGATTTTCATGAGTTACCTATGGTTGTGTTTGATTTGCCAGAAGCGGAGAAGGTGGTAGTACATCTCCCAGGCTTCGTCCAACTCTTCTGCGGTCCATTCCTTGATGACGCACAGGCCTGGGACTGACCGAGAGACAAAGATGTTGGCGCACCGGGCTTTGGGAAGAGCCAGTCCTACCCGGTAGGCGGCGAGTTGCATCCGATGGTCCTCGTAGCCATCAACTTTTGAGGGATCGGTGAACTCTTTGGTCTTGACGTCAACGACGATGCCTGGGCAATGCAGATCGACCTTGCCACCGTATCCCAGGTCATGGCCGAAGGAGCGCTCAGCAACCCATCCCTGCGGGCCAAAGTGCCCGTCAAGGGCCTTAGAGCAGGCCTGGACGTGCTCTTGGTGCTTGTGCCATACCTCACCCCTGTAGAAGGCTTCGATCGCGGCGTGGATGTCTGTGCCGGCATCTGCCGCGGCTCTGCCTTGTTCCTTTGAGTCTTCCAGAATCCTTGCGAGGTAGTCGTCTTCTGACTCTGCATCGATTTTGGGCAGAGTCAGTGCTGCAAGCAGGACTTGCTTCTGCAGCCACTGCGTTAGTTGAGGCTTTGCAGCCACGTTCAGGATCGTAGTGACGCTGGGGACCAGAGAAAACTCCCTGGCGTCTCTGAGCGTGGTGTTGCGGATCTTCCCGTTCTTGCCGAGGATTGTGTAGGTAGGTTCTCCGTTTCTGGAGTACCAGTGTCCAGAGTCGGATGGGCGTTCTTTAGCTGTCAGCATTTCTTTCTTTCTTGGCTTTGGCTTTGGCTTGAATTTCTTCCCATTGAGCCATTAAATCTTCGCCTGCAAGTTTGTGCTCTGCTTCTAGCTCGTAAATCCAGTCAGTAAGCAGATCACAACGCATCAAAGGGTCTAACTCCCTAAATGCTTCAAGATTCCCGATTGATCCTTCTCCGCAATCAAAACTCCACTTAAAGGTTGGTTTGTTGGTTCTCATTCTTAATCTCCATGAAGTCTCCATTAGGGCAAGGCCCGTGACCTGTCCACGGTCCTATCCACGTTTGCCATCCCGAATGCACAGGATTCATGTGTACGTTTCGTCCACATCTTTTGCATTGGTCTAGAAGAGGATTACTTTCACAGCGTGCAAAGTCCTGCGGCTTGTACTTGTAGATGTTGCTGCTGATCACGGCTTGTACTCCTGCACTGCTTTGATCGCCGCTTCTGAAATCTCATAAGCACTTGCCTGATCCCACCACGAAGGCAGAAGACCGCCAGCATCAGACATCTCCTTACGGAAGCGCTCAATGATGGCAAGCTGCTTCTTGGTGTAAGGGTGAGACTTGATGTGATTGGTGGCTACGATCTTGTCTACGATCTTGTCTCTTATGGCCTGCTCCATCGCTTCGCGGGCAACCATCGCGGCGGCAACGAACGGGGCCGTAGCAGGAGTGACCGCGTAGTCATACTTACGCCCACCGTTCGAGTAACAGTAAGTGAGCCTGAACTCACCTACCTTCATCTGATCGCCTTCACGCTCGTAGTGCCAAGCCAAGCTGTAAGGCACGTACTTGCGGCCACGCTTTTCGTAGAGGGTTGTCACTTCAGAACTCCTCTCCAAGGAAGGCATTGACGGGGCGCTACCATGAACGCATCCTTATGCCGCATGGCCTGTTCTACGGAATGCTCACCCATGCCCCATCCTTTTCCATTCCAGTAGCAATACTGGGGTAAGGTTGTCTTGGAGAAGTGTGGGTACTGCCGCTGGTACACGCCCTTGCGAACGGGCTTGGCTGAGCCAGGGAACCAATCAGTGAGGTTCATTCAAACCTCCCGAGAACATCAGAGATCAAAGAGCGGCATTCAGTGGCTGCGTCTCTCGCATCACCATCGTGCTTGAGGCAAGCCCTCAGAATGTGATTCACTTGATTGAGCGTGGAGTACAGTTCTCCGGCGTTCATAGCTAGTTCTGCTTCTTGCTTCTCTTCCGGCAGGTTGAATTCAAGTGTGACTTTCATGCTTCCTGCCCCCTTGCTCTGATTGCTGCTTCAATTTCAATACTGCCGCCGTGAAAAGCCACAAGGTCTATGCACTCCAGCGCAAATCGTTCGCGCTCGGCAGCGGCGACAAGATCGGCAAATCGAGCAAGTTCTTTGGTCCAGTACCCATCGGCAAAATATATGTTGTTTCCGTCTGCGGGGTCATGCTCAAACCCTGCCTCTATTGCAAAGCGGATAAGTTCGTCATTCATGTGTTCCCCCTTGCTCTGATGGCGGCTGCTGCCTTGGTGCCGTAAATCTTGATTCCAGTCCCGAGGTGCATATCGCAAACGGTCTCTTTTGCCACCTTCGCACACGCCTCGCGCTCCTGCGCGGCGACAAGGGCGGCGAAGCGTTCAAGCCCCGCCATTAGCGTCAACTCGGTATGCGCGGCGTACACACCAGCCTCCTTACCCATGCGGATGATGTCGTCGCGGCTCATACCTTCCCCTCCGCCCGTGCGATGGCGGCGCGAGTGCGCTCAATGGGTCGGGTCTGCTCTTGGTGGTACTTCAATGCCTCCAGCAGTTCCCCGTTCAGGGCGTGCAACCGGCGCACCGCCTCCACCACATCCTCATAGTCGGCCACTTCGCCACCGAGGTGGGTCAGCAGGCTGATGGCGACAAGAGCGTCGAACGCGGGCTCCGTCTCGCGGCGGGGTGGGTGGGTGTAGAGGGGATGCCACTCTCCCGGCAACGGTGGTTTTTCCGTGCCTGACACAAACATCCAATCGTCTGCGTCAGGCATGGTTGTCCACGCCACCGGCTCCTGCACCGTCTGCTCCAGCGCGGCCTTGAGGGCGGCGATGGTTTCTCCAAGGTGTTCAAAGTAGCGGTTGACGGCTCGCGCCTCCAACGCCTCCAGCGCCTGCTGGGCGGCGGTTCGCAGGTCAGTCATACCAACACCCCCACAACGAATGCAATCGCCCCAACGAGACAAACGATGCCCAAACCGAGCAGCACCAGCCTGCCCAATGATTCAGGGGAATCGTCAAGATCACACGGAGGAGGACAGACCTTGCGACCGCATGGTCCGTTACAGCCCTTCATTTGCGGGGCCTTCCCAATGGCTTACTCAAAGTGCCGTCCTTTTTAAGGCGGAACTTGGGCTTAACTGTGGGAGTCACTTTGGGAGTAACTTCTGTGGGAGCAACAGTGATTGTTGTTGGTTCTTTATGCAGTAACTCATTGATCAGCACTGCAGTTTTGAATCGCAGCGCGTCAACAATGATCTGAGCGTCCATATCGGACAAGGTGATAGTTTTCATCGAAATATCCTTAGAAGGGAATGTCGTCCTCTGGGAAAGCCTCGGTGGACTTCGCGGAATCCATTTGTTCCTGGGCGTACTTCTTGCCAAAGAACGAGTTCCATTCAGGAGATGCCTTGATCTTCTCCTTGATGGAATTGCTGAAGGTCTCAAACACGCTCATGTCTGCCTCTGATATGGAGAACAGAACGGTCTTGTTGTGGCCCTGCGGGAGGCCTGCCTTCTTGATAGCGGCCGGCACACCAGAGATGCCGATGATGTTTGTGTACTCCTTGCCGTTGTTGCCTGTAGCGCGAGTCACTGACAACATGGCCCACTGGCCAAGGATGGCCTTCAACTCGAAGCCGCGGAGTTCCTGAGGGGTGAACTCCTTTCCACGCCAAGAGGTCAGATCCTTGCGGAGCGTAGCGTTCTCCGACAGGGAGAGCGTGTAGTTCTTCGAGATGGACATCGGCTCGCCCTTTTCGGTGAGCAGGGGTTGGCCATCCTCGTCTTCACCGTGAATCTCGAACTGCACCATGATCTTGGGCTGGCGCTTCTCCCCGAAGGATCCTTCGGTCTTCTGCGTGCCAAGATCGATGATGCGATAGCAGCGGGCCAGATGCGTGCCCGGAGGCACAGGCTTGAAGGCTGACGCTGTTCCTGATTCTTTTGCAATGAGTCCCATGATGGATTCCTAGTTGGTTGCGGAGGAGAGCGAAATCGCTCGGGGTTGCTGTTCCTGCTTCTGCTCGGTCAAGAGCGTCTTCCAGGTCTATGGTGGCTTCTTCGAAGTCAGTCAAACTGACTGATGCACTCTCGGAGCCAGTCAATTTGATGCTTGACACGATTTGCCTCGTTCAGGTTGTGGGCAGACATGGTTGCGTGCTGCTCAGAAAGGGTCATGTACTCGATGTACTCCCGCTGAGCATCTTCGATCCTGCGTTGTGCCACCACTTTGCCTGACGGTTTTCTTAGAAGTTCAATTAGATCTTTCATGCGCTGTCTTTCGCTGTTGTGGAAGCAACATGCTACCATGTGTGTAAGTCCTTCTTGCAATACCGTACAAAATTACTTAGGATTGTCAAACTCTGGCGTACACTATCCAACATGAACTTGAAAGACTACTTTGCAAACAAGCCCTATGGGTCGAAGGTCGAGCTTGCCAACAGGCTGGGCATTACGAAGACGTGGATGAGCCAACTCATTGCCGGCAGGGAGAAGTGCAGTCCAGCGATGGCGGTCAAGATCGAGCACATGACCGAAGGAGTCGTGGCTCGTGCTGACATGCGGCCGGACCTGTTCGGAGGATGAGATGAACTGGTACAAGTTTGACTTTGCCGCTTACTGGGCTGAGACCTATGGCATCGCTGATGCAGAGGATCTGGCTTACAGGCGGCTTCGTGACTTGTACTACCAAGCCGAAGGCCCGATCGAGAACGACCCGTCCAGGATTGAGCGCGAGATCGCCTTGGACTGGGACTGCATCGAGCCCGTGCTTTTGAGGTTTTTTGTCCAGGAGCCCAAAAACTACTGGACCCACAAGGCTTGGCAGGAAGACATCGACCATCGCAAGAAGAGGTCAGCGTCCAACGCCAAGGCAGGACAGATCGGTGGCAAGGCGAAAAAGGTGCGCAAGGCCCCCGAAATGTTGTAGAGTGTTGCGAAACCCGGCTAGGTGGGAAGTCATGAGCCCACCGAAAAGCGACCCCGTCCCGCCTGCCGTTGGTTTCCTTTAGGACGGATCTTTGGACGCGGAAATGCACTACTACCCACACCACATTGGTGACTTTTTGCGCGACACATCATCGCTGTCGCCAAGGGACTCCTACATCTACTTGCGCTTGATCTGGCTCTACTACGAGTCCGAGAAGCCACTTCCTGACGATCTTGAAGTGCTTGCCTACAAGGTTGGCGTGCGGGGGGAAGAGCAGTTGATCTCACTTCTGCTTCGCACGTTCTTCAGATACGACCCGGATCTGAAATCACATACGCATCAGAGGATCGACACAGAAATTGCCAAGTACCAACGCAAGGCAAACTCTGCAAGGCAAGCAAATCAGACTCGTTGGGCATCTGAAGCTGATCTGAAATCAGATACGAAATCTGATGCGCGTCAGATCGCAACCAATAACCAAGAACCAAGAACCACTAACCAAGAACCATCAACCAATGTTGTGGCGCCTAAGCGGCGCAAGCAGCTCCCGGATGACTTCTATCCTGATGCAACAGGTCTGAATGCTGCTGGGCAGAAGGGTGTTGATGTTGCGGTGGAGTTGCAGAAGTTCCGCGACTACCACGCATCCAAGGGTTCAGTGATGCTTGACTGGCAAGCAGCCTGGAGAACATGGGTGGGTAATGCTCGGCCTCAGTTCTCTGTTGTCTCGAAGCAGTCAGCTTTGGAGGCTCGAAACGCGGAAGTGGCCCGTCGGTTTTTGGCTTCTCAGGAGGGTGTATGAGCCAGAAGTTCATTGATGTGTTGGCTGGTGTTCACGACTTTTACGGCAAGGAGTTGACTCCGTTTGCTGCTCAGGTGTGGCAGCAGGCTTGCAAGCAGTTCGATGTTGAGCAGGTCACTAAGGCCTTGTCTGCTCACCTGATGGACCCTGAGCGCGGGCAGTTCATGCCGAAGCCCGCGGACATCGTGAGGCAGTTGCAGGGCACCAATACAGACAGGGCCCTGCTGGCCTGGGGGAAGGTCTTTGACGCAATGCAGAGCGTAGGTGCCTACAGGTCTGTCGTCTTTGACGATGGAGTCATCCACGCGGTCATTGAAGACTTGGGCGGTTGGCCGAAGGTTTGTAGATATCCCAACGATGAGTTGCAGTTCCTACAGAAGCGCTTCTGTGATTCCTACCGCGCCTATGCCGGTAGGCAAGACGTCACTTTCCCTGCGCAGTTGACTGGCGTGTATGACCTTGAGAACGCGAAGTTTGGTCATGTTTCGATGAACGGCCCGATCCTGATTGGAGATAAGCAGAAGGCTCTTGCGGTCAAAAGCGCAGGGGTAACCGGGCCGAAGACTCAGATGATCGAGATGAAGTCTGTCTTGCCTCGATTGCTGGAGGCAAGATGAACTGCATGGGTGGCTGGTGTTCCAAGAGACAGAATTGCGTGTACTACTGGCAGGAGAGCTACATGACGATGGAGAGGCTTTGTGAGCCAGACAACACCGACGCCTACCGTCGATACAGCATCAGAGACCTGGAGGCATCAGTGCCTCGTTCGGTGGATCCTAAAACTCCGGGTCAAGGATCCAGTGGCTGGGCGCCTCGAGCTTAACGGCGACGGTAAGTGGCGAGGCTGGAAGGTCAAAGACCCGAAAGTGTATGAGGACGTGTTAAAACAATGGCGGTTAGGTAACCGAGGAGAGGGTTGGTATGACTGAGATGAGTGACTTTCAGCGCAAGTTCTTTGCGCAAGGCCTGGGGCAGAAGCTCTTCACTGAGCAAGAGTTTGGTGAGGCGGTAGCCGCGGCTAAGGCGGAGATCATGGCGGTGGCCATCCACACCTCCCGGCAGGTGGTGTTCATCGAGCGTTCTGCTTGCGCAGACCTTGTCGACGCTCTTGCAACAAACGAAGACGAGGGGGAGGTCTGCACTGCTCTGCGTAACGCCGCGGAGTCGATCCGTAATCGGATCCCTGAGCAGCGTCAATGAGGTTCTGCGGTATCGACCCTGGAGCCATCTCTGGTGCCTGGGGGATGCTTGATCACCATGGCCAGTATGGGTCCAGTGGGTTCATTCCAAACGATGCCGGCCGGATTAAAGCGGGCGACTTCAAGACGGAACTGATGCAGGCGATCGACAAGCAGGACGTGATGTTCTGCATCGAGGACGTACACGCTATGCCCAAGCAAGGCGTAAGCAGCACCTTCAAGTTCGGCATGGCAGTAGGTGCGATACAGGCGATCGTGGAGTTGACTCGTGCCCCATGGGTGATTGTGAGACCTCAGGCATGGAAGAAGGACATGGGAGTCACCGCTGAGAAGACCACGAGTCTGGAGTTGGCGAGACGACTGTGGCCGAGCGCCCCGCTGAAGAGAGTCAAAGACCACGGCGTGGCGGAGGCTCTGCTGTTGGCTGAATGGCTTAGGAGGCAATCATGATAGTGATACTGGGAGGCGGTGGATTCATTGGCGGTCATTTGGGGCGCAGGCTCAAAAGCGAAGGGCACCGCGTTCGTATCGTAGACATCAAGCGACACGAGTATTTCCAGCAAGACGAGATATGCAACGAGTTCATACTTGGTGACTTGCGTGACCCAAAGACAGTAGCCCTAGTAATAGACGAAGGCTCTACTGTGTACCAGTTGGCTGCGGATATGGGTGGCGCTGGATACATATTCACCGGGCTCAATGATGCAAACGTAATGCATAACTCTGCGCTGATCAATCTGAACGTAGCGCATGAATGTGTTCAAAAGAAAGTGAAGCGCGTCTTCTACTCATCATCGGCGTGCATGTATCCAGAATATAACCAACTGGATCCAGATAACCCAAATTGTGAAGAGAGTTCTGCTTACCCGGCTAACCCAGATTCTGAGTATGGCTGGGAGAAGCTATTCAGCGAGCGCTTGTATCTCGCTTTCAATCGCAACTACGGGCTAGACGTCAGGATTGCACGGTTCCACAATATTTTTGGGCCGCAGGGTACATGGACAGGCGGGAAGGAGAAGGCGCCCGCGGCGATGCTGCGCAAAGCGGCCGAGGGCTGCATGGAGGTCTGGGGAGACGGTAAGCAGACGCGCAGCTTCCTCTACATCGATGAGTGCATCGAGGCGGTCTTGAGATTGATGCGGTCAAACTTCTTGGGGCCGGTCAATATAGGGTCTAAAGAGATGGTCACCATCAATCAACTAGCCAAGATTGCCATCGAGATATCGGGCAAAGATTTGCGCATTCAAAACATACACGGGCAAGAGTTCTTTGAGAAGTATGGATTCAAATGTCCTGTGGGTGTGCGCGGCAGAACATCTGATAACCGACTGTACAGAGACCAGATTGGATGGGAAGTATCTGCGCCTCTTGTGGACGGCATGAAAACAACATATGCCTGGATTGCAGGGCAACTGGAGAAACAGTGAAAGAACCAACCTTATTGGACGTGTTCGCGGTCTTTGCAATGCACGCCATGCTGCAACGCGGACATGAGATCGAACTGATTGAACTGTCTGAGGTGTCGTATGAGATAGCTCAGGCCATGCTGGAGCAATCCCAGAAAGCGGAACATGGACAGCCCCACTGAGATCAACCCTGAACGCAGCCTCGAGTACATCTGGCGGCACTCCAAGGCCTACGCAAAGGCTAAGGCGGAGCGGATCTACCTCGAGGAGTACCGAAAGAGCCTGAAGGCCATCTTGATGAAGCGTGCGCTGACGCAAGGATTTGAGGCAGCAAACGCTCAGGAACGGGAAGCCTACGCAGACCCCGACTACAAAGCCCTCTTGGAAGGCCTTAAAACGGCCATAGAGGCTGAGGAAGCGATCAGGTGGGGGTTGATAGCCGCAGAGGCTGCAATCGACGTCTGGCGGTCTAAGGAAGCCAGCGCAAGACAAGAGGTAAAGGCAGCACTATGACGACACTGGCAGAGAAGAAGCATATGAGCCGCGTGGCGGAACTTGGATGCGCTGTATGCCGCAGGATGGGCCACGCGGGTACGCCTGCAGAACTGCATCACCCGCGGCACGGGGCAGGAATGGGCAAGAGAGCAGGTCACTTCAGCGTGATTCCGTTGTGCCCGGAGCACCACCGCGGCAACACCGGAGTCCACGGCCTGGGAACGAAAGGCTTCCCGAAGCACTGGGGCTTCACCGAAGAGGATCTGTTGAAGGAGACCCTCGAACTTGTGTAAGACCCCATGAAACAGTAGGGATTGACTCAACGATCAAAGAGTCGCTTACACTGCATTCACTGCAATGACGCAGGTTAACAAGGAAACCCAAATGACTACCGCAATCAAGACCAGCCAGATCGACGACCTCGGCATCCTCCTGGCTCAGATCGCTGATCTGACCAAGCAGGCCGACAAGATCAAGGCCGACATCAAGGAAGAGGCCAGCCTCAGTGGCCAGAAGGCGTTTGACGGTGAACTCTTCACCGCCAGCTACATCGAGAGCAACCGGTCCACCGTGGACTGGAAGGCGATCGCCAAGGTTCTGGCCATCCCGGCCGACCTCATTGCAAAGCACACCGGCACCACCGCGGTGTACAGCGTCAAGGTCACGTCCCGTTAAACCCAGCCCCTTCGGGGGCATACCAAGGAAAGCACCATGAAGATCTGTTTCACAGAGAAGGAAGTCGCGGAGATTGTTCTGGCCCATGTGCAGAAGTTCTTCCCGCAGGCCAATGTGGCCGAGATTAGCCACTACAGCGTGGACTACTGCAGGGTAACGCACGAGGCTCCGGCTGAGCCTGAGGCTGAGTAAGCACAAGGCCCCTAGTGGGC